GTGCCGGTCACGGTGCCGACCTTGGCAGTTTCAGAAGCCGCCTCGGCAAGGGATTCCACCGGAAGGGCATCCTGGAACTTTCCCCAGATACCCGTGGTGATGGTCACCCATTCGTTGAGTTCCTTCTCGTTTTCTGCCATGCGGGAGATATTGTTCGCCGCTTCAACAGCCCGGTCGTCCTCGCCAAAGATGGCATAAAGGTCCTCCCAGGTGTCCGTTGCGGTCTCTACGGAAAAACCGGCATCGTCAAACGCAGTCTCCAAGGTCGCCATATCCTGCCGGAACTCCCGCGTTTCCTCTGCCATGTTGTAGATGCTCATTACTGCGTCTTTGCCGGCGCTGATAAGAGCAGAGATTCCGTTTGCGACCAGGTTGCCGAGGGCAATGTCCATAACGCCGATGTCGTCGGCGCTTTCCTTTGCTCCCTCGCCTACATCCCGGACGCCTTTCCGCGCATTCTCCATAGCGGTTCGATAAGACGGGTCCAGCTTCGCCGCCATTTCCAGAAGCAACTCATATTCGGTTTTGTGCGCCAAGTGGATTCACCTCTTTTCATCGGTGTTTCGGTCTATGCTTTTTCATGCGCTCCGCCGTGTCGTTATAAAGCCAGATAAAGTCCTTGATGGGAATATTCATAAAGTAGTCCATGCCGGTGTGTGTTACCTGGGCGAGCTCGGAGGCGTAGCGCATGAGCTTTCTTGAAAACTTGTAATCTGTAATTCCGTAGCGTTTACAGAAAGCAGGCACGTACCCGGTTCTTCACCTTTGTGGAATCTTTCAGGGGCAGGCCGCTGAAAAACTCCACGGGCTTTCCCGTGCCCATGCTCGCAATGATAAACGCATATGTGGCGGACATTTCGGGGAACATATTGTTTTCCCCGCGGGCGGCCATGATTTTCTCCGCCTTTGCCGCGTCGTTGCCGGTCAGCTCGTCGCAGCCGGACAGGTCGATACCTGTATATTCCTCACCCTCGAAGGTGTAGGGTTTAGAGAACTGTACCTTGTACAGGTCGTTATTTTCCTTTGCCATTTCTTTTCCTCCTCATGTTATGAAAGAAGGAGGGGTTTTCACCCCTCCTTCTCGTTCATTAGCACAGGCGCTTGCTCTGTGCCAGAATGTCGATGCCGTTGATCTTGAACACGCTGTTGAGCTTGTCAATCTCGACGACCTTCTTGCCGTCGATTTCCAGCAGGTAATAGGTCCACTCGATGGCGATGCTTGTGCCGGTGCCGGAACCCTTCTTAATGGTGCCAGCGGTCAGGGTCTTGGGTCTGCCGCGGAAAACAGCGCGGATTCCGGTAAACACGATGTCGCCGTCTCCGTTCATTTCCTGCTGGGACGCACGCAGGGTGATGTTCACCGCTTTCAGCGGGTTCATCATGCCGAATGCGTCCTTTGTCATGCTCTGGAAGGGAATCTCAACCTGTCCGGATGCAAACTGGCCGATAGTGGGGCTGTCCACCTCACCGCCGGGGACAATGACGGATTCGCTCATCATTTCGATGTCGGGCAGGGAGACTTCCTCACCGATACCGATAAGCCGGTTGCCGTCGTCATAGACGTTAAAGTCGTTGATCTTGTCGGGAATATTCTTTGCCATTCTCATTCACCTCCGACGATGGAGCTTGTCAGCGCATTGGTGTCAAACTCCAGCTTGAACTCGATGTTCTCTGCGGGAACGTAAGGCGCCAGGTTGACCTTGAAACGGATGGTGCCGTTCAGCAGGTCTGTGGCAGGGTTGTCCGCATCATTGAACTCCACGCTGGCACCGGCTACATAGCCACGAGCCACAAAGCTGTTGCCGCGGATGTTCTCGCTGTCCACCACGTTTTCAATGAGGCGGCGGTTCATCGGATTGTCAACCTTCTGGAAGTAGGTCTGAATCAGGGTGTTGCCCCACCAGGTAAACATGCGGCGGCATGGAATCCAGCGGTCTTTGGGATCAGTGCTACCGGGATATGCGGTCGTATTATTGCCCCACGCCTTGAAGCCGTTCATGTTCAGAGCAGTCACAACGCCGTAGCTGTTGACTGTGTTGGCCTGATCTTGGTCCAGAATGACTTCGGTACCGTCAGCCAAACACAGCTCGGTGATGCCCAGGCTCTGGTTGGAAGGGCTTCGATAAGGCACATCGTCGTTGTTGGCGTCGGTGTAGGACTGCAGCGCAGAGATAAGCGCCGACAAGTAATATACCTTTTCACCCACCTTGCCCAAAGGCCAGCAGGCGATGGTGTGTGCGCTGTCCGCACCCAACTTCTCCTTCTCTGTTTTCACAGCACTGTAGACGCGGGCAGTATCGGTAGGAATGTCCACCACGCACTCGCAGGAAAACACGCCGTTGATGTTGGTGCATTTGGCTTCCATGGCGGCGACCACGGTTGCCTTGTGGCTCCAACCGGGCGCGGATACCAAGCCGGGTGTCATGCCGAACTTCGGATACACGGTGCGCAGTAGCTCCAGACCTGTCTCTTGTCCATCTGCTCCAACACTGCCCACGATATCTGTTTCCTTGACCGCAGTCGGGTCCAACTTGCTGTACTTGACAAATAGGGTCGCCTGTGCCCCCAGTGCTTTGATGATGCACATGCCCTCCGCGTCGAAGGTTGCCTGGTAGTCGGTGCCCTCTTCCAGAGCTTCGCCGCCGGAAGTAGCAGAGACAACCAGGGTGGACTTGATGACGCCGAAGTCTTTCAGGGTCCCCTGTTTATTTGTCAGGATCAGCTCGTGCTCCTCCACATCCGTCTTATGGGTTGCGGGGTTCAGAACGTTTACCAGAATGATAGGCGCGGTGTTGAATACACGGAAGCTGGCGTCAATCGCCTGGCACAGGGTGTAGTTTTTGAAGTCGTCACAGTAACCAACCGCTGCCTTTGCCTCCGCGAAGGAGTAGCACAGCTTCGGTTTATTTACTGCATCTGCGGGATTCTCTGCCAGGTTGCAGGGTGCAGTTCCGAAGATGACCTGCAAGCCCGCGGTACCTTCAACAGGCACGGTTAGGCTGGTTTCCTGCTCGCTGACATATACGCCATGGTTATAGGCCATTTGTCAGATACCTCCTCAAAATTGTTTTTATATGAATGGGTCCTCTTTTTGGATGCTGGGTCCGTGAAACATCAGCTTGCAGGCGCCGATATTATACGGATAGGTGTCCTCATCCTGAATTGCCCATTCAAAGGCGGACTCATCGTCCACTGGGAATGCAAAGTTCCCAATATACGGGTGCTTTGCAAAGCGCTCATATACGCGAAACAGCAGGGTCAGGATATCCCTGTGTCCCTGCCGATCTCGCGCTGCGTCACGCACACAAAAAACCAGGACCACACGGACGCTGTTCCGATTGCCGCCGGCGGTTCCGTCTACTAATTTCACAATGCAGTAGGGCGCTGGGTCGGTGTCGGTTTCGTCGTCCGTGTCGGTCTCTGGTAGGTCTTGGGCATACACATTCAATTTTGTCAAGTTGCCCACGGAATCCCGCAGCGGGAAGCCCTGGAACAACTGATTCATCTCAGCACAGAGTGCATCTTGCAGGTCAAAGGGTGTCCTCATGATCTCCCCGCTTTCTTCAGTGTTCTCTGGATTGCCTTCTGGATCTGCACCGGCAGCTCCGTGGCCATGAGCTCCTCCGCTGTCACGCGCAGGCCGGCGTTCTGTACCATAGACGGAACAGAGGGTGCCAGCAACGAATGAACCGGCAGTGGCTTCTTGGTCTTACGCTGCACGATGGCAATGTGGCCGCTGCGGAAGCGGGTCACGAAGGGTTTCGGACTCGCGTCCAGGAGCTTCAGCGCCCCAGTTGACAAAACCTTCGCTTTGTGGGCGTCCGGTCGGTTGTCCGGATTGTAGGTGGATGGCGTGACCATGAAGTCCAGCAGTTCGTTCATAGGGCCGGCACTGACAAGCCGTGTATAAAGGGCGTCCCCCTTCGTTTTCGCCTTGAGCTTAATAGCACCGGCGTTGGAGGCTTTCCATGCACCGGCGTCTTGGTAGTCATACCGTTTGGCGGCCTCTTTCACCACTTGCTTTCGCACACGGCGGGCGGTATTCGAGAGCGCTGAGCGCAGCACTTTCGGCGTCTCGTCCTTGAGGTCGCCCAGCGTTTTCTCGATCTCCTCATAGTAAGCGTTGAGGTCAACGATCAGCATACTCATGCCCGGTTCGCCTCCAGGGTGAATGTGTAGAGGCCCATGTCCTCCTCCACCTTGGCGATGCGGTAGTCCCGTCCATCCAGGTTCAAGAGCTTGTTCCGCTTGGGCCTTGCTCCATATTCCGCAGCAGAAACGTACAAAAGGAGCTGGGCGGAGTAGATCCCGTCGGTGTGTTCTGCGGCACCGCGCTCCACCAGGCTGTGGTCGTCCACCACAACGTGCATGGGCTCACCGTCAATCTGTCTCACCTCTGCAAATTCCATATCATTTAGGAATGTGCGTGCGAGGTCCAGCCCCGCCTGTTCCTTGAAGCTCATCTACTGCACCGCCTCCGCTGCATCAAATACAGGAGCGTCCTCCGTGTCGCTCTCCGCCATGTGTTGGTCCAGGATCTCCACCATCTGTGCCTTTGTCATCCCTTCCTCAAAGGTAATGCCCAACTGCTCTCCAATTGCCTGCAGCTCCTTCACGGTGTTGCGGGTGCTATACTCAGGAATGCTGTCGGGGATATCATCGAAACCGATGGAGGCGTCTACCTCTACGGGCGCCTCATTTACATAAACAGCAATGCCCCGCTCCACCAGGCGAGCCTCCTCCGCAGGAGTCAGGCTGAACGGCCCGGAGGCGGCAGTCTTGGGGCGAACCCGGCCACCAATGAGATGGCCGTAGGTTCCAGAAATAATTTGAATCATGCGCTACTCACTCCTGTCCGCCGTTTCTTAGTCGAATACCTTCTTCGCAACAGTCCACGGATTCTTACGTTTCGGAACGAACAGAGGACGAGCAGTCAGCTTCGTCTCCTTCATAGGAGGCTGGATCGTGAACAGGTGCTGAGGCACGCGGGTACCTGCGATGGTGTGGAACTCGCCGTCGTTTTCCAGCTGCGTCACGGCACCATACAGACCCTTACCACAGTCAGGAGCGGTAACAATAACGCTGCCGTCCTCCACATAAGGCACGTCCTTGCCAGTCTCATCTTCGAAGGTACCGTCGCTGACCAACAGAGTCAGGTTGCGGCCCATGAAGTTGAAAGTGCCAAGCTCCGTGATGTACTCAGTCAGTTCCGTAGGAGCGATGCGACCGAACTCCATGCGGCGGTTGTCCATCATCTTCTGAATCCACAAGTCCTCCAACAGGAACTCACCCACATCGGAGCCCAGGATAACTTCGCGGGCAGGCTTGCCGGCCTTGATCAGCTGCTTGGC